GGTAAACTGCTTAGTCGCATTACCATCCCCAGTGTATTCTACGAATGTTGTTGCCATTTATTTGTATATGTTGAGGAGGTCATTTGACTGTACCTTTTTAAGATACTTTTGACGTTTGTTCTCTTTTTGTTCAGCAATAACTTCAGCCACCTCTGGCATTTCCATTATTGATGCCCAAGCTTTACGTCTTGCTTCTTGAAATATTTGATCTATTTTACCATTGTGCCAGTAGTTACGAGCATCATACTGAGCTCTTTTACCATCACGTATATCTTTACGCATAAGTTCTAAAGATGCAATAGCTTTTGGATCTTTTGCTAACTTGTCTAACTCAAGCTCAATGTTCTGATCTCCTATGGCTTTTTGAAATAGTGATCTAATACGTGGTGTGTCAGTTAAGTTAGTGCTGTCAGGAGCGTAGTATGTAGAAAGTCGTAAGTCATAACCACTGTTAAATAAGAATGATCTACCTTCGCTCTGCTCTAGTGTTAGAGTAACAGGACTAAACATGTTAAATGCTCTAGTTAAGAAGTCCCAGTTATTAATAGGCTTACCATTTAGCATATCATACTTGATAGGAAGCTGTTCACTTGTTAGAGTTTCACTAATCAAGTTTCTGTTTCTCAATGACTGATCTATACCAGACCCAATCTCACGCATGTATGGTACAAATAATTTACCCATTTCATTACGTAGACCAGCTAAAGGTACAGAGTTGTTAATTAAACTCGCTATAATTCTATCAAACTGACCGGGTCGACCAGCAAACAAATCAACAAATGACTGTATACCAGCAAGATAAGATTTACTTGTAATTGCTTGCGCAACCACTAATGATATTTTTTGTAATTCTCTTTCTGTCCACTCTTCACCCATAAGTAAACTTGCATCGCCTACGTCAGCGATTGTAGACATAATTAAATTAAAAGGTTCAAAGGTATCATAACCTACACGTACAGCTCCAAGCTTTATAGTTCTTGGTTCATACTTAGAGTCTAGCCATAGCTGTCTCTTCTGTCTGTCAACTGGCCCGTTACCTGTAAGATCTCCACGCATCCATGCCATTGATGCCATAAATACAAGAGCAGATCCCATCGCTAATCGGCCTGTTTGTAGTGCCTTAGCATTAGCCAGCTCAACTGCGTTTGTAATACCATAGCGTTCTACATTTTTTAGATTGCTAGGTGTAGCAAATGCTATGTCGTTAAACTCTTTGACTAAGAAGTTAAAACCGGGTGTATGTTTTGCTGTAAGTGCAAGACCATTGACACCAGTTCTAGCAAATAGAAAGAATGGTTTTGCCCAAGGATTAGCACTAAATACATCGTTAAGACCTTTTGCAAAGCCTGTTAGTTCTTGTGTAAGTGTAACTTCTTTACGTGCAAACTTTGTAGCTTCGTCTATAATATTACCTTGTGAGTCAAATATCTGTGCATAAAAGTCATCTTCGTATGCTTTTAAAACTTCTCGATTTATTTCTGGTAGCTTGATGCCATCAGCAGCTTGTAAGTCAAGAACATTACGCAAAGCTTTTTCACGCATTTTAGCACGGCCTAAAATATATGCAAACGCATCATCAGTTGCTGCCATAATCTTAGTAGAATATGTAAGCAAGTTACTGTTGTTCATAGACCTAGCCATGTTTGCTATAGAAAATGCTGCACGATCTCCAAAATTAGCTCTACCACTGTCTTCTGCCCATCTACGTATAAGCTCCCAGTTTTCGTCACCACGAGTAAACTCAGAATAACGTGTCTTGATAGTTGCGATATCACCCTTCCAGTATGAGTTTAGTTTTTCTCTAAACAGTGTAAAGGACTCAGGTATAGCTTCTATCATAGCGTTCATAGATGCCAACCCTGCACGCACTGTCGCACTGTCACCCTTGAATGGGTAACGCATAGCAGCTCCTAGTGTAGTAGCCATTGGACGCAAAAATGTTGCGATAGATGTACCAGTGATTGCTCGCATCGGTGTTTTAGGGCCAGATAGAACACTATGAGTAAGTACACCTTCTAGCTCACGTATCATTACACCTGTACGGTCTGCGGCTTTTGGATCTAGCTGTCCACCTTTTATTATCTTTCTAGCAAAGTTGTCAAAGTCATCAAGTGTATTGACATCTTTCATCATAGAAAAAGCTTCAAACAAAGCATTGAGTAGATCGTCATTCTTATCATCCTTAGCTATTTTCAGCACTGACATAATAGATTCTTTTGCGTCTGCTACGTCAGCCTTGACTGCATCTTCTATATTCTTAGTTCTGTTTTTACCAGCACCTAAGGCTCTAAATGAGTCAGACTTTACAAATCTAGCTTTCTTTGTATGGTACAATGCAGTTAGCATAGTATCTACAATCTGTTTAGCTGGGCCATCTATATCATCTAGTGACACTAAGTCTGCGATTTCTCTACCAGCAATACCAGTATCTCGTAACTGCTTAAGTAACGAACCTACAACAAGGTCAGTTACAACTACATTTTTAGATGTAAACACTTCGACACCATCTACAATATCTTTGTTTGCTTCTAGCAACTCTTTGAGATATTCATTAGATGATAGCTCTGCTGCGTTTCTACCCTGTGTTATAGCTTGATGTCCATCTACAGCCTCTTTAAATGTTTGAGCTAATTTAACTCTATCACCTTTTGCTGCCTTAAGTTCTTTTGCAAACCTTTCACTACTCATCAAACCTTTGAGTACACGTTCTACCTGTTTGACATCTGTGCCACCCTTAAGAGCTATACGTTCACGTTCTACAGGTGTAGTTACAGAACCAGTGGCTCCTTCTTCTTGTCCCCACTCTTTACGAGTTCGAGATAATTGTTGACGAGCAAGGTCAGGATCTACCTCTGATGGATATGCACCTTGATAAGGTTGAGATACAGGTGCGTTTTTATCTGCACGAAACTGTATTTCGCCTTCACGTATTTGTGCAACAGCAGCTTCTGTGCTTTGCTTAGATACACTGGCATTTCTATCTTGTATCTGTTTTATTACTTTTTGTGATCCTTTACCTAAAGCATAGGTCATACCATCAAAAAATAAACCAATACCCATACCCTCTACAATGTTTTTAATTTTCATTACAACAGGAGAGTCGGTATCTCTAGTAGATAGTGGTGTGTCAAACCAGCCGTATCTATCACGTACAGCACCAAGAGCGTTCTGACCATCAGACTCCTTAGAGATAAGGTCAGATGCAGCTCCAATACCAGCAGCTCTAATAAAACTGTTTGCACCTAGTAGTTTTGTAGCACCAGTTGCAAGCAATGGGACACCAGTTGCAGCCAATGCTTTGGCAGATAGTACAGTACCAGCAGCTAATGAACCAAAATGTACAAGTCCACGTAGCTGTCTACCCCACCATGTTTTAGTTTCGATAGGATTATCATAGTTTTCAAAAGGATCCCAGTCAGGTTTGTAGTAACCTAGCTCTTCCTTTTCTCTTTGCATTGTGCCGTCCAATGCTTCTTTTGTTCTTTCGGCAAAGGTGGCTACAGAGGATGCAGTATCCTGTAAACCACCTGATACGATAGACTGACCTTCTTTGACTAATGCTTTGAAGCCCCACTTTTCTGCATTACGTGGGTCATCTTGTTCAGCGACAGTTTGTTGTTCTTCAGTTTGCTCTTGTTTTGCAACCTGAGCTTTAGCTTCTTCGTCTTGTTCGATTGTGTCAGCTAGTTGATTGACTTGATCGTTTACATAATCAAAAGCTCGTTGGTCTATCTCAAGTTTTACACTTGGATCTTCACTCATAATTATACCTTAGTATTAAATGTTCAACTTTAGCATCGCATTGATTGCCGCCGGTGACAGTGTGTTTGGATTTAAGAAGGGTGCTTCTTTCAACTCTGGTACAGCTTCCAATAACTTATCATTGTCTTCTTTTGACAGAGTTGTTTTTTGTTTGTGTGGTATACTAACACCGCCTATAAACTGTTGACGCTGTATGTTGGTTTCTAGCTGACGTATAAACATTTCAGCATTTAGTCCAGTAACACTTGGCTTAGTATTTATCATCCATGATATGTTATCGTCTTTAGTTGCAACGTCTAAAGTTTTAGTAGCGTTGTTTTTGTTTAGCAGTTTATTTTGATCGTCAACATTATTCAGTTCTTTACGCTCTGGTAGCTCTTCTTTAGATTCTTCTTTATTATCTACTTTAGCAATCCTTGCTTTAAATATTTCTTCTGGTGTCAAATATGCACCGTCAGCATTTTTTATAAAATTAAACCGCATGTAGTATGAAGGATAACGAGTTGTACCACCACTTCTCTCATATTCACGTGCTATAGCTAGATGAGGTGCTTCGCCTGCCCACTCTTCTGTGCTATATATTAAGCTCGGATCTTTACCAAGAGCATTAAGTGTAGCTTGTAAATCTTTTGTTGCCTGTGTATCTATCGGTAGTATTTCTTCTTTATCAAACGTACCATCTTTTAAAAAACCTTTTGCTTCTCTTATAGCATTACTAAGAGCAACTGATCTAGACTGTCCACCAACAACCAGCTCTTTAAATCTGTCAGTAATATACTCTTTTGCATTATCTCTAGCAACCAAAAATTTATCAGTCTTTGCTTTACTAAGATCACTTAACTGTTTAGCATCTCGAACCAATGTAGGTATTTTTTCGTCTTCTAAATTTTTAGCTTCGTCTTCTGTAAATGCACCGAGTTCTGGTGTGTTTACATATTTAGACTGTTCATCACGTATGTCAGGATCTGCTATTTTGTCTATCATACTTTGAGTTATAGGAAGATTATTACGTCTTCTACTTCTAATTTCAACGACAATAGCTTCATCAGCAAACTCTCTAGAGGTTATAAAGTTTTTCATAAACTCAGGTAGAGCTTCATCATCAGTAATGTTAAATCGTTTTCTAAAATCAAGAACATACGCATCAACCTCGTCTGCTATCTCTCTTGGATCTGTTATCTTAGCAATCTTAGCTTCAAACTCAACGTGGTTTGTTTGCTCCCACTTAGCTATTTCTAGTTTGTTTGTTTCGTTTTCTCTTTCTATAGCTTCTTCATCATACTTATTTGCAGCAGCTGTGAGTCTTGCATGTAGTCTTTGTGCTCCTTTGGGTGCTCGTTCGTCATTCATCTTCATTGTCCCACCGGGAAACTCAAACACTTGATCTAACAAAATACGTACATCACCAGCATCCACACCACTACCAACATCATCTAACATAGGCTCAACTATGTCACCAAACTTTTTAAAGGCTATCTGACTAGCTTCAGAAGAAGGGATTTCCCCTGCTTCTAATTGACTTTTTTTATTAGTAATCCAACCGTTTTTACCTAAAATATCGTTAGCTAAAGTATCTGGGTTTTGAAATATCGTACTAACTTCATCATTGTCTCTTAAAGCTTGAGCCTGATCTTGTAGCTCTCGTCTACCTAAATCCCATTCTCTGTATAACTTTTCTTTTATTTTGTAAACTTCTGGTGCTATATATTTTAAAACTTCACCATCTGTAGCATCTCTTAAACCTTGGCTACGCCTTATACGAATCTGGTTCTGAAAAATTACACCTGTATAAAAATCAAAGAGTTCGTTAAACTCTTCTTTAGTAGTAGCATCTTTTAATAATCTATTATCAATAGCTGTAAAAGCATCAAATTTTGCTGCACTTTGGTAATAACTGCCAAGATTTTTGTTGAACTCTTTAAGATTATTTCGAGAGTTTAAACTTTCTTGGTATGTAAAACTACCTTGACCAAAAATTATGGCAACATCTCGAGCAAGATCTCGCTCGTCTTTAGACTTAGTAGGGTCGTTTGCATCTTTATTAGCATTTTCTCCTAACTGTTGCTCTTCGTTTCTTGCACTTTTTAATTCGTCCTCTAATCTGTTTTGATCTATAAGAATAGGATCATCATTATCAGACTTTAAACCTGTATATCTGTTAAGAGTTGACTGGTATTTATTTCTATTATCGTTAGCTTCTTGTATCTGTTTCAATACTGGCCCAGCTGATTGAGCAAAGTCAGCAATCTCACCTAGAAGCTTAAGTGGTCTTTCAGCTCTTTGTTTTTCGAGCTCTGCCATTTGGTTGAAGAACTCTTCTGTATCTGAAATCTGAGCATTTTGCTCCTTTATCATTGCATCTGATAAGTCAGCTCCAGTTGCAAGATAGTTAGTGGAACCCATAGCATATGGATCCCGTTGTCTAAATGATGATGACATTATCCGAAGAATCCTCCATATATACTTGCAACAGAACTTGCTACTTGTAAAGCACCAGTAAGTCTATCAGTAGGAGGCATCATTACAGGTGCACCATAAGCAGCTGGTACTCCTAGACTCTCTCTAGCTTTAGCATTGGCAGCTAAGAATCGACGTTGGTTGACTGTTTGCATTGAAGCCAGATCACGACTAAAGGCATTATCTATAGCTGTTTGTATTCGTGCTTCTTTTTGTAGTAATGCTTGGTATTGGGCTCGACCATATTTTCTTGATCTACCACCCTCGTTTACTTTTTTAGTTCTAAAATACTTGGCAACAGCGTTCTGCCTCATGGCTCTACCTTTACCCTGTATTTGATTAGCTCTACTTCTCGCATCAGCCTGAGATCGACTGTATCCGATAATATTTCTATCTAGAGTTCTTGCGAATGTAGTTTCTTTGTTGAAAAACTGTAATCTTTTTTGATTAAAATTAGCGTCTTTTTCAAGTTTCTTTTGTTTAGCAGCAGCTCTAGCCCCTGCATTAGCGTCTACGCACACGGCAAAATTCAATAAATGTTACATTGTTTGGCCCATGTTCTAACTTACGTAAAAACTTGAAGCCAAGAAACCTAAGCAATCTAAGATGTGCTGTGTTTCTAATATCGACTATATTCCAGAGGAGTGGTTCAGTACGGCTATCGACATACCGCTTGGCCTCTCTTGCAAATGTAATCGGGTATCGGTGAATCTCTGGAGTGCAAAGCATCCATATGTCACCTTCTTTTCCTACTCCGGCCATGCCAGCAGTCTTGCCGTCAGGCACTGTAAAATACACGTAGGAGGGATTCTGAGACATGATAAGAGGTAAGAACCTATGATCTATCCCATGCCCTTCTTCGACCTCTCTGAGGTCATCTGAGCGGAGGTTAGAGGCCACTTCTGTAGCAGCCTCCAAAGTGATTGGGTGTATATAATTAGACACGTTGATAAAATCTGGGTGAATAGTCACCTTCCCAAGATAACGCATGTAGCGTAGCTGGGGCTGGGTGTGATGATCGTAGTATTACATCTACGTTTGTGTTCTTTTCGTAGATTGGGACAGTCTTGATAAACTCTTCGAGATATGGTGCATCAGATGCGTCGTACTCGTCGAGCTCTGTTGATTCGTATACTTCTGTGTAGTCGTTTTTACCGACTCGTTTGAGTGTTGTTTCATAAAGTCCTATCTTACCAAAATGTAATTTAATTCTGTGTACCACTAACGAAGAGTTTACATCAGATGTAGGTTTATCGCCTGCCATCTTCATAGGATAAAATGTAGGAAACTGAACTTCGTAAGGGTATATGTAACCTATAGTAAGTGTAGCACTAGACCAGTTACCGGGTAAGGTAAAGCTTGTACCGCTGACTGTAGGTTTTGCGTATCTACCAACTCGTGCTGAGTTAGTGTTTGTGTCAATCACAACTAAATCGTGATTAGGTGTGGTGACTGTATTCAGCCAACCCACACTATTGAAGGTTGTGGTATTTGTAGTTGAGTTAAAGTTACCACCGCTAACAGTAGTATGATTATCCACATGAAGTAAGAAGTCGACATTATCTTGTACTATACTAGGGTCTTCGGTTGTTTGTACTAATCTGATTTTCTGCAAGTAATAATCTGCATCTAGATAGTAGTATTCATCATCTATAATAAAATGATATAATATTGGTCTATTTAGTTTCCATTTAAACCATGCAGCTTGCTGCCTTTTATCACCAACATTTAGATACTTGTAACCGTATATTAAACTGTCAGTAGAACTTGACTTAGCAAATAAAATGATACTGTTTTCTCTTGAGTTAGTAATTAAGTCTATATTTTTCGGCAGCGTTGTTGGTACAATCTTACTAACTTCTACAACACTTGGCTGACCTTCTCTACTTATGTTTGCCATTTCATTAAATCGGCTAAACTTACCAGAGTTGTCAACATATCCTATAGTTGTACCTAGAGATATTGGTGCTATATCTTTGTTGTAGTTAAATGTAGATATACTACGTAACTTAGCAGTATCAGGGTTTAGAACTGTATCATCTGATGCAAGTAAGAATTGTTGGTTTGTGCTAAATACTACCAAACCAGCGTTGATTGCTATACCATCAAACAGTTCTGACGGAAATGTAGATGCAGACGATATATCAATAGGATCGGATGCTGATACAGTTAGTGCTGACTCAGCAAAGAAGTCTGGTTCAGCTATTGAGCCGGGTCTAGCTGTTACAACGTTTGACCCTGATAGAAATGATAATCTATTACGGAAGAATAGTACTTTGTTTATTCGTTTACCTACAAATGAAGGTAAGGGATTAGTGAGCTCGTCGCCTATCAATCTATCAGCATAAGTAAACTGCTTGATTGTAAACGTCGCTACTTCACTAGATGTACCACCATTTAAAAGTGCAGTTCGCTGGATAACCAACGGCATATTTGTCAAGGTCTTTGGTATACCCGGTTTAGCACACTCAGACCAAGAGCCTGATCCATCAGTATTGTTTTCTCCATCAAATCTTACATAGTAGTCATCTTCATCTGCCATACGAGAGTTAGATACTTTGACTATATAACCGTGCTTACATTGATTAGGTAACCTTGTTACATCATTTACAGAACTTTGCATGACTCTCATTAAGTCATCTTCTACTATCTCTACATTAAAAGCACTAGAGCTAGATAGATACATTCCTGTGCCTATAATTGTACCAGTAATGCCTGATGGCAGTTCTGCTAATATACCACCAAGAACCGTATCGGCAGTCACAGCCGTATCAGCATCAAAAGGTGTGGGTTCTGGTCTGATAAGTTTTAGATTAGCTTTTACTTGAGTGCTTTCGTGATCTTCTACCCTGATGGTATAGTTAAAACCTTCCATAGTTACGGTGGTTGTATCACCTGTAACCCACCCTTCTCCACCATGCAGTAATACAACGTCTGGCTGATAGCTACATCTGTAGTTATTACCACCCGGCCCATTTGAGTTAGCACTATAGTTAGGACTAACACCTTGTTGCCCTAAAGTTGTGAGTCTAAATATGAGATTGGTTTTACTACCAGAGTCAACACTAAATACTTCAGTACCGATACCGGGGCAATGTCCCGTACCATCACTTTCATCGAGTGTATGACTCTGTATCTTGATACGTGTTGCACGATTTAGTGTAGTTGTGTTTGAGTTATTATATAAGTTTACACCATATTGCCTACCATTTTCAGTTCTAGTTAGTTCTAGAAATGCGAAGTGAGCATCTGGTGTAGCATCTGTAGTTCCCGTTGTCCCAACGAGAGTGTTAGCATTAGAAGTATCACGACTAGAAACAAAAGTTGTATCATTAATTGTGAGGAACTGTAGGTTTTCTGGGTCACTTGTTGCTAAATAGTTCTGTATTGTTGTTTGCCCACCTGTACCATACACAATAGTTTGTGCTGCACCGGGGTTGTCACCGTCAGCTTTCCATACTCTAAGCTGACCATCAGCAGCTATCTGGCCTATGTAAGACCCTTCTTCATCGTCACGGTAGTAATGAAAGTACGCACCACCACTCTGAACATTAGCTAAAGCATCAGTTCCTACTCTTGCTGCACCCGGTCTTTTAAATAGACCTTTGGTTACATCTGGTATTGCGTTAATAGATTCTACTACCTGACCCGGAAATTTTAGGTTGTCAGGCTGTTCTGATATGCCTGCTGAATATTGTGGAATGGTTTGTGTTACGCCTGCCATTATCGTCTAAGGTTTCTGAATGGTTGATATGTTTGATATGCAGTGCCTTCTGGGAATCCCATCATGCTGTGATCCGCTTGATTGCACTCATACTCTTGTAGTGCTGCTCTTGCTTGCTGCTCCTGTACTCCTAGTAATCTTACCAAGCCTGCGTTAGCAACAAGTTGTGTAGCTGCAATTCTAGATGCTCTATATATAATGAAGCGTCTAAACGGAATAGGTAGATCTTCAAATTGATAAAGTCTAACAACATCAAGATCAATGTCTCCATCAAACTCATCTGTATGATCTGTTTTGTCATACAAAAATCCATTACGACGTACAAGATCATGGTGCCTACGAGCCTGATTATCATGTAAGTCCATGGATACTATGTCATTACTTATTGCAATCTTTTTGTTTGCATCTGGTGTAAATTTTACATGATACTCTGTATTGAAATGCCAGCCTTCTGTCTGTGTATCTACGTTTGCGTCACGTAATAAATTAAATATAAATGACACCTCTGGATTATCGAAGTTAAGTTCGGTTAGAGGTGCTTGTCCGATAGCTCCCAGTATAGAGTTCACTGCGGATAGTTCGGTATCGGTGTCAATAGTTGTGGTAGCCATAAGAAAAAAGGGAGCCGAAGCCCCCGTATAAAAATAAAAATTAAGCGTTAGCTGGGTATGTAGTACCGAAT